TCATAATTATTTATATTTTTAATTCTATATATCGGATAATATTTTTTACCATCATAATATAATATAATTGTTGGTTTATTTATATCGTTATTGAAAGTATTTATATTTTTATTATTTTTATTAAGAATTAAAATATTAATACCATTTAAGATAGTATCAATTTTATTATCAGAATATGTATAATCATGACCAATTACAATATTATTACACAATTTATTTATATTAGTTTTATTAATCATTTTATCATCAATCAATTTAAATCCAATATCTCTATAAAATTCATCTATCTGAATAGAATCTGGGATAATAGTTGATGTTTTTAGAATATCATGAATGCTAGTTAGAAAACTATAATTATTTAAATTATTAATTTCTTTTCTAATAAATTTATTTTGATTAAATATTTTTTGAAAGTCATTTAATTTATGATATGTATAATTATTATTTATATTACCTCCTTTTTGTTTTATTGATTGTTTAGATTTTGTGTATTTTTTTCTGAAAATATAAAATCTATTCAATTTCATCATTTGGAATGATGCATAATTTACTTCGTCTTTTTGATCATAAAATTTTGTTGCACTAAGTAAAAATTTTCTTGTTTTAGGATTATCTTCATATTTTGCATAATATTTTAAATAATTATTATGGATATGATATTGATTTTCAAATAAATCTGTTTCAATTAATTCCATATTACATTTTTCTAAAAATTCTTTTTCTAAAAATTTTTGTTGTACAATATATTCTGTAATATATACACCATGTTGTGATACTAATGAATTATAAACATCAATTCCAAATCCTAAATCAATTATGTTTTTAATATCAGTATCATTATATTTTTTAATAATTTCAAAAAATACATGTTGTTCTCCTTTATTATTAGTATAATTTATTGTAATTTTATCTTTTCCTTTTAATGCATTTACAATTCTATCACCATCAAATGTAGATATTAACATTTGACCTCCTGGTTTTAGGTGATTATTTATATTTTCTAAAAAGTTATTCCAAACAGTATTATTGATTAACATATAATGTATCATAAATTGACAATTTATTCGATCAAAAGTCATTTTATTACTATTATTTGTTGGAAATAATTTATTTATTAATTGTTTATTTTTATCAGACATTATACCTAAACTTTTAATTTGTTCATTATAATCTAATAATGCACCAGCATTTGCATGTATAAAATTCATTCTAGGAAAGTTTGGGTGTGTTTTTTTTAATCTATTATAACGACTAATTGCTCCATCAATTGGAGATATTATACCATTATTATCAATATCAATACCAACATAATGATTAACTTTAACATAGTAAAATTTCATAATATCACCACCTCGACCACAACCAATATCTAATATTGCCATTTGTTTATTATTTTCATATAGTGGATTACAATATGTATATATTAAATTACTCTTAATCCAATTATGGAATGCTCTCATTGGTTTTGCTAAATTAGTTGTTATTTGGTAATATATATTTTCTTGTCTTTCTGATAGGATAATACTATGTCCAATTTTATTTCTAATAAAATTAATATGTTTATCATATAAATTATCTTTTGCTAAAGTAACAATATCTTCAAATAAAAACGGATTTTCGATACTTCTCCAAACTTTATTAGCAACATCAATAAAATTTCCATATTTTCTATTATATCGATATACTGATTCTGTTTTATCGTGTCTAGTTCTCATAGGTACCCATTTATATTTTTCTTGTATATTTGGATCATTATTGTAATAAAATTCAACGACAGTTTTATCTTTTATAATTTTACCTTCTAAATCTCTAACTTCATTATTATCAAGAAATAAATAAGCCATATATTTACTCTCTTGTCTTTTGAATAATGTTGGTTTTTCACCACTTTTAGTATCAATACCTACATATAAGTGTGCAATTTTGTAAGGTTTATTTTTTAAATGATCATCTCTAGAATTATCATATAATATTAATATTTCATCAGTCTCTCTACTTCTTTCAAACATTACATAAAAATCAATTGAATTTTTATCTGGTTGTTTCCATTTATATTCAAAAAATGTAATATCTTTAATGGATGTAGTATATTTTTGATTTAATGGATGATATATTAATCCATCAAGAATGTAAGGACATTTTGTATTTTCATCTAATACATATTTTCTCATCAATACTTCAGAATATTTAAATATTTCATTATTATGACCCCCAAAAACAATTGCAAAATATTTTCTTCTAATTAATGGATATAGTTTTTCTATTTTAATATCATAATTTAAATTTTCCATATATTTATCTATTTGTTTTTCATGAAATTTGATAATTTTATCACTATTAAAATTACCTTTATATTCTTCAAATATAAATCCTTTTTGACCTTTTAAGATGAAACATTCTTTAACTATTTCATCAATATTATGTAATCTTTGTGTAAAATCTGTTATGATACCAACATCTGTATAACCATTATAAAGACAATCGAAAGCCATAAATAAGTATCTATTTTTGGAAGCTATAAATATTAATTCCCCATCTAATATTGTAAAGTTATATTTATCATTAGTAATATGTAATCCACTATTTTTAACATGTAAATTATCTGATATAAAATATACAACATTTTTGTATATCATTAAAAAAGATCGTTCTCCATCTGCTTTATCTGTAACAGCATATTTATTTGGTAATTGGTCAACTACATGTTGTACTTCTAATGATAATGGTTTTCTAGCTTTTAATGATTTCATTTTATTTGAATCGATATTCAAAATATTTGCATAAGAATCTAAAATTTCTTTTTCAATACTATTAGTTATCAAGAAATTACTTTGTTGTATAATTTTTAATAAAATAGTTGCATTATTATACATTTCTGTTAAGTATTTAATATGTGGTGCTTTTTTATTTGTTGTTAAATCAATTTCTAATTCATATATTGAATATGTCTTTTCTAAATTATTTATATTTTGTGTCATTTTAGTATTTGTTAGATCAATTCTAATAGTAACATTATTATCATCAACAATAAATAAGGAAACACGTTGTTTGTATCTGAATGTTATATTATTTCGTTCAGTTTCATCTAATAATTTTAATTTATCAAATTCAATATTACTAACATCTTTTTCTTTAGCTAATCTAATTCTAATATCAAAATCATCAATATTAATTATATTTGCATGATCTTTTATTTTTTTAATAATTGTAATATTGTCATCTTTTATACCTACCAATGTAGAAAATATTACGTGATTTTTTCTAAGATGAAACATTTCCATATATTTATTAATAGATTCTAATGTGTTTATGGATAATCTATAAGATTCAGAAATTTCTTTTGAATAAGAAATATCTAATGTAGTTTCTTTTATTAATTTGTTATTGGATGAATTACTGATATATGTTAAATATTCTAATATTTTGAGATAATTTTCAAATCCCATCATATTGCTATCATTTTTATAATTATAAAACATTATTTCAAATTCATCATCAGATTCTATTTTTTTGTATATATTATCTATATTTGATAGTAATTTTTTGTCAATTAAATCTGTTAAATTATTATAGTTTATGTTTTTTTTAGACATTGATCTATATTAATATTGTATATTAATATTGTATTTTTAAATGAAATATTTAAAATATATTTCAATTTTTAGTTAAAAATTGAATAAATATATAAATATTATAATTATATTATATTGTAATAAATATTATGAGTGTTGTTAAAGAAATAAATATTAAAACGATTGATAATGATTATATACCAATTATTTTTGATAATACCATAGATAATGATATATTTAAAAATAAATTAAATCCCAAACTAAATGATGTAATAGAATATCCTAAATTTTCATTTGGATTTCATCATTTTATTCATCAAAGTAAAGACAAGATGGAAATAATAGAACAATTTAAAAATAAAAAAAAAGTATACTATGTTATTAGTAAATTTGAGAGATATATTGATGATTATGATAATGACTTAGATAAAGTATCAAAAAAATATTTTGATATTAAAAATAGGCCGAATATTCTTAGTAGAGCATTTTTTAAATTATGGGAGATATTCTTTTTATTTGATATAATTCAGTTGGATAAGAAAAATTTTATTTCTGCCCATTTAGCGGAAGGACCTGGATCATTTGTACAAGCGACAATGTTCTATCGTGATAAATTTACAAAAGGAGTATTATCTAAAAATGATAAATATTATGCAATTACATTACATTCTGATAAGGAAAGTATACCGGCAGTACATTCTAATTTTATAAAATATTATAAGAAAGAGAAACCAGAAAGATTTTTTTTACATAAAACTTTTTCAAGAAAAGATTCAAATAAGGATCATGGTGATCTTACTGAAATGATAACAATTAAAAATTTTTCAAAAAATTTTAAAACTAAAAAAGCTGATTTAGTTACTGCAGATGGAGGATTTGATTGGGATAATGAGAATTTACAAGAACAAGAGATATTAAAATTATTATTCGGGCAAATAATAACTGCATTACATGTACAAAATAAAGATGGTAATTTTGTATGTAAAATATTCGAGTCTTTTACTATAGTTACTGCTAAAATAATTCATATAATGAGTACTTTTTATACTAAAGTATATTTAGTTAAACCATTAACAAGTAGAAAATCTAATTCAGAAAAATATATGGTTTGTATTAAATTTAATCCACCAAAAGATTATGAAAAAAAAATAAAAATTTTAGAAGAATTATTAGAAAATATGAAAAAGGAAAATAAAAAATATTTGATTAATTTTTTTCCAGATTTCAATATTTCAAAAGAATTTATAATAAATTTAATAAATACAAATATTACTGTTGCTAATAGACAATTTGAGAGTATTAATGAGATTATTGATTATATTAATAAACAAAATTATCGTGGAGATGAATACAATAAAAGGAGAAAAATGCAAATAGCAGCAACAAAATTTTGGGTAGATAAATTTTATCCAGATGTAAATAATTTTAAATCAAATAAAAAATTATTGGAAGATTTCAAAGATACAATAATAATAAATAATGAAAATAAAGAATTTTCTAAAAAATTAGAATGAATGATTATTTCTTTCTCTTTTTTTTTTTATCAAAATTAGGATAGATATATTTTTGTGCTAATTGTTCACCTATTTTCTTTTCAGCAGATTCAAAATTAATATTACCTTTTTTAACACGTTCAAGCATTGCAATCATATCAAATAATTGAGTAATATCTTCTCCACTTAATAATTTTTGAAATGTTGCATAATATTTATCACTAAATTTATAAAATTTTTTTTCCATAATATCCTTATATTTTGTTTCATCTTTTATTTTTAAATTTATCATTTCTTCTGTATTCATATATTCTAATACAGTAATAATATTATCGAGTAATTCAGAAGTATTAGTTAAATTAGGTGAATTGATAGCAGGTTCATATACTATTCCAGGTTGTTTATCAATCTCATTAGTAATATTAATTTTTTTAGGGTCAATATTAAAATTCATAATAATTATTGATTATATATTTTTTTTAAGATATAAACTTATTTATTTAATTATCAATTAATTCTTTTAATTCTTTATATAATTTATTTTTAGTTTTATTTTTATTTTTACCATTTTTTGTAACTCCATCATATATAGATATTTTATTTTTTTTTGCCATATCTTGTAATTCTGATAATTTCATTTTTTTATTTAATTCTTTTTTAATTTTTATTTTTTTTATATTCTTAATATCTTTTTGTGTAAAGAATATATCCTCTTCATTTTTAATTGATTCTATGTCAACTTCGGTTTCTCCTGGGTCATCAATATATAATTCACCAGCAACTTCATCTACAAATACTTCATCATAATTATTATCTACATTATTATTACAATATTTATTTAAGTCTTCCATATCAACTTCAAAAATTTTTTTTTCATTATTTGTATTAATATGTAATGTATATATTTGTAATTTATCTACATTTACAATTTTTTTTAAAAGAGTATTATTATAATTTAATAAATATTCGTTATTGTATTTTAATGGTGAGAAAAAATCGTTATAAAATACTAAAAAAATATTAATTTTGAATATATTAAATTTATCTTCAGAATATATTACATATAATTTATCTTCTAATATATTTAATAGAAATATATTAATATTAAAATAATCTGATAATAGAACTAAAGTAATTCTATTATTTTTAAAGTTTTTAATTGATTCTAATAATTCTTTTTTTTGTAATTTTAATTTATTATATTCAAATTTTGAGAATAGATTTTCTCTTTCAATATCGAGTATTAATTTATCTCTTAGTGTAATTACATAATCTTTTTGTTTTTCTAATGAAAAATTAGAGAAATTATCAATAATACATAATAAAAAACTATAAAATAATGATGTATTATCATAATTATCTATAATATTATTAACAATACCTATTCTATAAGTATCCTTAATAAATGGATTAAAGATTTTTTTTAAGTTTTTGGGGAGGTCACCAACGTTTTTTTCTTCATTTAATACTAAATTATTAAATTTAAATTTATCAATATATTTAATATCACCTGTTTTAATAGAATATATATTATTTTCAGTTAATTTTAATTGATTATTTTCTTTAGTTATTTTTATAACATAATTAATCAATTTATTTAATGTTATTCTCTTAGTCATACTATTAAACTATTACATTTATTATATAATATATTTTTTATATAATAAAATCAATTTTTTTTAATTAGCATCTTTTGATTTGTTTTCTGAATATGTGTCTGTCATAGTTGCTGTTACATCAAAATCACAATATATTATATTATTATTTGTATTATTACTATTTATACTTTTATCATAATGTCTACGTTTAATTAAATTCTTTTCTTTATTACTGTATTTCAATTTAGGACTTAATCCATTTTGAGAAGGGAAATCGTCAGTAGAATATGGTTTATATTCCTTTTTATCTGACATAGTATCATCACTAGTAATACTATCAATATAATCAATACTTTTTTTATGTAATTTGTTTATGTAAGCCTCAATTTTTATGTATGTTTTAGTACTAAGATCATGAAAATACATAAACATACCATTATTATTTTCAGTTATTTCTTTTTTTTCTTCTTGAATAATTTCAAATATTTTAACTAATTTTTTTTTATTTTTAATTTTTGATATTTTATGTGCTAATTTTTCCTTTTTTTTATGTGTATAAATAGAATCCATTATTATATATTAAGATATAAAACTAAGTTTTTAAGCGCAGAGTGTATTATAATTAATTTATTGATGATAATATATAGATAATGTCAAATAAAAAAAATACATTTAATATAATTGATAATCCAACAATTAATATTGTTAAATCTGATGATGAATTAAAAAAATTAATAAAAATAGATTATACATATCCAAATCCTACAAATCCTGATTTTTTAAATAAAGTTTACACCAAAAGAGAATTTTATTATCATAAAATACCAGGTAGAGATAAATTAAAATCATATGATGATATTAAAGAATATCGTGATCAAATATGTAATCGTAAATTTGCATTACAGGAACATCAAGCTCTACTTAGTAATTTTATTAATCCAAATACTCCTTATAAAGGTGTATTAGTATTTCATGGTACTGGAACCGGTAAAT